ATGTTAAGTGACTCAAAAATCAGAAGTGCTAAACCAAAAGAAAAGCTTTATCGTCTCGGTGATTCTGATGGGTTATGTATTGAAATTAAACCTAATGGAAAAAAATATTGGCGTTATCGCTTTCAATGGCTCAAAAAAACACAAATGATGAGTTTAGGCGAGTACCCTATTGTTGGACTAGCTGAAGCACGTACAAAAAGAGATGAGGCAAAATCATTAGTTATAAGTGGTATTAATCCAGTAGAAGAAAAAGAAAACCAGAAAAAAGCTAAACAAGAAGAATATGACAATAGAGTTCTATTTAAAGATGTAGCTGCAGAATTTAAAAAAGAAAAATTAAATAATCGATCAGAGCGATATCAAGAAGCTTTTCAGCGAGCGCTTGATAAAGATATTTTAAAAGTTATTGGCGATAAAGATATTAAAGAAGTTACCTCGGCAGATGTTTTGACAATAATGAAAAAAACCATTGCACGAGTTAAGCGCCAAAAAAATCATGGTACCGGCGAAGTATCAGCAATTCAGAACCGTACTTTTATTGGCGGTGTAATGCGTTATGCAATCGCCACACTTAGAGCTGATTATGATCCTACATATGCAGTTAAAAATGTAGTTGAGCGTCCAGAAATAGAGCACGCAAGACCTATGGAAAAACATGAGGCCGTACAACTTCGAAATAAATTAAATAGCTATGGTGGATCTACTACAGTTAAAAATGCTGGGCTGGTAATGCTCTACTCTATGCTTAGGACTATCGAGATCCGCCGCATGAAGTGGGAATATGTAGATTTTGAAGCAAGAACAATCACATTTCCAAAAGAGATGATGAAAAAGAAGCGCATTCACATCGTTCCAATGTCTGACCAAGTTTTCAATATTCTTCAAGAGCAACGCAATATTGTCGGCAATCGTGAATATGTGTTCCCTGCGATTTATCAAGATGGAATGCTGTCAGCAACAACGCTTAATAAAATGCTTGATTATATAGGCTTATCTGATGTGACTGCCCATGATTTTCGTGCTACCGCATCTACCCTTCTAAATGAAAAGGATTACGACGACAAGTGGATTGAAAAGCAATTGGCACATGCAGATGGAAATAAAACCAGAGCAACATATAACCATGCAAAATACCTAGAAAGCAGACGTAAAATGCTGCAAGACTGGGCTAATATTGTAGATAGTTGGGCTGACTAATTTCCGACCAAATGCACTTTTGACTACGTCAATTTTTGACTTCTATTTGTTTATCCACAGCTTTTTAAATTTGAATTTAAGCTCATCCCTAGAATATCATCTTGAATATGTTACAAAATCAAGCTAGGGGAAACAGATGAGCGAAATTGCACCGTCCATTATTCAGATAAAGCCATACCTACAAAAAGGTTTTGTTTTATCTGAGGTTATGTCTATCAAGCTAGTTGTACCATCAACTCACATGCTTGTCCCTTATGCTTTAGAAAAGATTTCCGCTGGTTTCCCCTCTCCAGCACAAGATTATGTCGATAAAGCGCTTGATATGAATGAGCATTTAATCAAAAATGCAACTTCAACATTTATTGTCAAAGTTGCATCACTATCAATGCTCAATGCAGGTATAGATATTGATGACGAATTGATTGTGGATCGTAGTCTTGATGCAAAGCACGGCGATATTGTTATTGCACTAATTGACAATGAATTCACAGTTAAACGTTTAATGATCGATGAAAAAGGCCAATGGCTTAAAGCAGAGAATCCGGATTATAAAAATATTTATTTAGCGGATGGCCAAGAATTAATAATTTGGGGTGTTGTCACTCATATCATTAAAATGACACGGCATTAAGTTATGAAACATGAGAACAAAGTATTTTTTCTCATCGATGTAAATAACATGTACGTTTCATGTGAGAGAGTCTTTGATCCAAGTTTAAATGATAGACCTGTTATTGTGCTCAGCAATAACGATGGGTGCGCCGTGGCGCGTAGCAATGAGGCCAAATCCTTAAATATAAAAATGGGTGTGCCTCTTTTTCAAATTAAAGATATTGTTCAGCAACATAACGTAATCGTACTTTCAAGCAACTATGCAATGTACGCAGAAATGTCGAGACGTTTTCATAAGATTCTTGCTTCATACGTAACTGACGAAGAAGTTGAGCCTTATTCAATTGATGAATGCTTTGTTGACTTCACAGCTTATGAGAAGAATTTTGATTTAGAAAAAGTTGGGCAGCAAATGCGCCAGCAAATATGGAAATGGCTAGGTTTACCCGTCTGTGTTGGAATCGGCAGAAGTAAAACAGAAGCAAAGATCGCAAATCACATTGCAAAGAAAAATCCCGGCTTTGATAGTGTATGTGATCTCGTAAATATGGATCCGTGCAATAAAGAATATTACTTTGCTCAGATAGATGTCAGTGAAGTCTGGGGCGTGGGTCGTAAGCATTCAAAAAAACTTCAAGCAATGGGAATTAATACGGTCCTTGACTTAGCGTGTGCCGAGCCACGAGAAATGCAAAAGAAATTTTCTATCGTCATGGTCAGAACTATTTATGAACTGCAAAGTATCTCATGCATTGAGATTGAGCACACCCCGCCCTCAAAAAAGCAAATAGTTGCAAGCCGGTCTTTCGGCGGTCGTGTAACTGAAATAACGGATCTAAAAGAAGCTATCTCTATGTATGCTCAAGATGCGTGTAAAAGACTTCGTGATGAAGGTCTTTTATGTGGTTGCATGATTGCTTTTGTACAGTCAAACCCTTTCGATGCCAATGTGCCGTTCTACAACAAATCAATCACAGGTTCGTTTTCTGAACCTACGGATTGCGCGATAGATTTTGTCAAAGCATCTACCAGGATGTTAAACGATATCTACAAAGAAGGAATTAAATATAAGAAGTGCGGCGTAGTGCTGACATGTTTGGAGCCAAAGTCTGGCCATACTTATGACCTATTAACTGATTTTAAACAAATAGAGAAAAAGGAATGTTTGATGCAAGCAATGGACGGTATTCACAGCAAATTCGGAAAGAAAAAGATTGGTGTAGGTCCCTGCTATGTGCCAGGTCGTAATTGGACAATGTCGCGGGATAAATTGAGCAGAAATCCCTTTACTTGGGGTGAATTATTGATTATTAATAAATAATTTTTTGCTAACTGTATTATGCGCTTAAATAAAGACAATGTAATAAATGCAATATGCATTTTTGGAATAGTAGTATTCATATGCATTTTTTTAATAGTAATTTTGAAGTCATTTTATTCTCAACAAATAGATATTTCCTTTATTAAGGATATATTTTCTATAGGTGCTACTCTTATAGCTGCGTTAATAGCAATTTCTCTTTTTAATGATTGGAAAGAACTACATAATAAACAAGTACGAAACGATTTTGCTCTAAAGACATATAATCAATATAAAAAATTTGAGCTATCGTTATTTAAAGCTCATGATACTTTTTCAAACTTATCAAGTATTATCGATTGGCATAATGATTTAGAGCTACAACTTGATGCTCCAGAGGTTATAGAAAAAAGAAATGAAATGAATATGATGTTTTCACAAGTGCATGAAGCTGAATATGAATTTAAGAACTTCATGAGTCAATTGGTTGACTATTGCGTAGTTACAAATCAAGGAGATGAATTTTTAATAATTCAAAAAGACTTATACAGACAATTTTTTAAATATTATAACAATGAAGATGAACTTTCATACTCTTCATATAATCAATTCTGGAAAAATTATAGTTACTTATTTGAAGAGTACTTATCATTAAGAGCCAATACATATGAAAAATTTATAAAAGATATTTTATATAAATTGCAAGAGCACTTAAATTGATATTACCATCTTTGAATTTTTTAAATAATGTGAATAATTTTGCTCAAATTCCTTAATTTTTCTTTAAATTGAGCAAATATTTTCACAATTCAATAAGCCCTCATTAGAGGGCTATTACACAAATGCCTACATTCACATTGTTATTGATCGTATGTGCTGTGCAGCCCGATAATAGAATACACAGCACAGTAATAATCGAAGCAAACTTAGTTCGCTTACTGTGAAAGATTTTCATGCTAGCCGATCCGGTTAGCAATCCAGCCATAGAAAAACTGCTCTTGCGTGGGATTACGCTCACAGATTTCAATGTAACGTTGCCCTTGCATAATGTTGAGAACTCGCACCAGAACCTTCTCGCCTTCTTTCCCGCGTTTTGCCAGATAGGTTTTTAGAGCACCTAAAGTGTTAGAACCATAAACGCCATCAACCTTCAAGTCTGCATACCCAGCTTTACCTTGGTTGTTAAGCAAGTTCAAAGCACGTTGTAAAAGTGGTTTTGCAAAATTGATACCACAGTTCACACCAGTATCTAAAAGTTCTTCAGCTACAGCAGAGGAAATTGCATTCACCTGGTCAAAACGCGGAGCTGTCCAGTACTGTTTCTTATAAATTGCTTTGGCCACATCAAGAGGCAAATCTTTCATGTTGCCTTTGTAGCCATTTTCCCGTGCTACCGCTTCAGTAATACCATACTTTGTTGCACCGCCCCGATCTGCTGGGTTATTTACATAACCGCCTTCTCGTTTAATCAACTCTTCAAGATATTGTTCAATGTTCATTTCACTTTCCTTTAGGCAATAAAAAACCCCGCATTTGCGGGGTTTTTCTGATTTTTAGATTTTATGATACTTTTCGGAGACGAGATGCATGAATGGTGCTGCGCATATCACCCTTGAGAACTTCTCGCATACTTGGAGTTTTTGCACAAGCAGACAATACACATTGAGCTACCAATTCATTAACTTTTTGTTGTTTTGTTTCAGTTAATTGAACATGACTTAGCAATGAAATAACGTTCATAATTCCCACACCTATTTAGTAAGGTTTATTGACGTCGAAAGGCAAGCCAACGCTTACCTTCAAACTTAACTGTCAAACCAGCTTTATCTAATTCTGATTTAATGGATTCTGCTGCGTCATGCATTCGCTGTAAGAATGCTTGACTATAGTCCGTACGTGCGTAGATTTTAGTCGCACTACCAGAACAATCAGCATGCTGCAAGAATTTTTGAATAATAAAGATCAAATATTCTGCGTATTTCGAATCATATTCTGAATCAACTAAACTATCAAGCTCTGGGCTAATGTAGATATCAAAAATCTTTAACGTTAATTCACGTCCACGACGATGATAACCGACTTCAACAATAACATTTGGATGATCACAATCATCTTCACAAATACCGATATAAGTGTTTAGACTTTCTCGCGTTAAATAATCCCCATAATCTTTACTTGCTTGAATGTGTTCGAAAAACTGTTCATTTAACTCAATTAATTCGTCATCAAGATTTAATGCTATACCGCGATCAATCCAGTGTCGTGCTGTTGTTTTTAATAATTCTTCGTCAAATGAAATGATATTCAATTTTATTCCTCTCTTATAAAGTAAAGACAAAAGAAGATAACAAATTATAAAAACAATATAAAGAAGACACTAATTGATACATTAGTATTAATAGACCGCCCGAAGGCGGAATTAACTGTTTTCAATGTCTTTTCTGGCTTTTTTAAACTCTTTGATCACTTCAACGATCGTTTTACCTTCCTGTTTATCTATAAAATTAAAAATCCAACGGACTAAAGCCCAACCGGGTAAACCACAAACAAAGAAGAACCCACCTAGAGCAATCATCCCCCATACATCAGTAACCCATTCATGAAGCCCCCACTTCACTATAATGAATGAGCCGCCAGCAAGGCTTGATACAACTGTGCAGATCAAGCCTACACCCCACTCTTGTGGTGAGCGTGGCATTCGTGTCATCAATACAACTGCTGCGACTAAAGCGACTGCTAAAGTCACCATAATTGCTGCCCCATAAAATTTTAATAATGCTGTTAAACCGCTAGTTGAAACAGGTTCCATGCCTTTTACTCCAGATCATAGGCAAAAAAAAGCACCCGTTTGGGTGCCATGTTTTAGTTAAAATCAAGCTTCTAAAGTCGCTTGTGTCACTCTCGCCGAGTAGTTCCATGATGTTGGCTTCCAGACATCACGTGCTGCAACCCGAATGTAATAAGTCGTGGTTGAATCCAGATTTTCAATTGTGCAGGCATTCTCGGTACCGGTCCAACTCGCGGCCAGCGTTTCCGGATCAAAGCTGGCATTTTTGCTGATCCACACCTGGTAATCTTTCAAGTCTGGCACCTCACTTGGTATCCATGTCACCGTGATTGAGTTTGATGTAGCCGATGTATAGACATTGGCCAAGATCGGTGGCACTGGGTTGCTGATATTCAGATCTGTAAAAGTACTTGTACTGTTGGCTGTTTTACTGGCAACACGAACGGTATAGTTTCTCTGTATTCCATCTACCTTAGCCTCGTCCATGGAATAACTATAATCAGTACTGGTTGTTTCAACAGTTCTGAGTAATTGACTACCAGATAAGATTTGCACCACATAACTTTCCGCACCATATGCAGGTTGCCACTGCACTTTAAATGACATTCCAACAAATGGCGACTGCAGTGATAAACCCTTCACACCAGATGGACGCCCACCATTTAAAGTATGGCTATAAGCTGTGACTTCATCTAAAGTTTGTTCTTTCTGCTGCAGACCATTGAAGCTGGTGAATTTGAGATAGATGGTTTTATCAATCAGATTCGAATTGAATTCATGCTGAAAGATCGCTTTATCTATTCGAACAAAGGATTCACCGGCATTATGCGCTAAAGCATCATCAAACCGTCCACGTAACACACCTCCAAGCGTATACAAACCAGATCCATTTAAAGTTGCATCGACATAGCTGACATATTCATCACCGACTCTGCAGAGAGTAGTATTCACCTGAGCATCTTCAGACGTTCCACTAAAAATCTGACTGGATGTATTTAGCTGGACTTGCATTGCAGTTGCACTGGAATTAATTGCAGCAACTAACTGGCCATAGCGTGCAGATCCGTAAATTGTTCCAATCATTTCATACGTTGTATTGTCCAGACTCGCCCAGACATTACAGCCGCCCCAGTTACTTCCGCCTGATGCTGCTACCCATACCTGATTTTTACCATCCGTCAGATCGAGCGGCGGTTCAAAGATTACCGGCGCATTAACATTACCTGGTTCCTCGTTACCCCCCTGATATCCGTTTGATGCCTGTAAGTCGTATTCAACGGCTGAGCGTGAACCTAAGGCCAGTTCTTCTGCAGTCACTGTGAGTAATCCGTCCTGATCCTCCTCGATACGCGTGATACGCACGGGAAAGCGATCTAAACCCAAAGACTCATCTGTCAGCGTCACTATGTCCATCGGCTCGAGTCGGCAGTACTTCCAGCCAAGATCAAACTCATACTCATTGCGCACGTAAAGTTTGCGCTGCAGCAATAATTGCACAGCATGTCGGGCAATCTTCGGCTCACAGAAAAAGTCGTACTTCACTGGATCCTGAGTGCGTAGTCCAAACATTTCAATGTTTGCTTGGTCTTTCGCTTCGACCGTCTCGGTATTGTATTGATTGAAGCGATTCACGTACTCAATCTGACAGTGATTAAATGCATCCGTATCACGGCTACGCTTCACGCGAACGGGCTGATCATCACCAATGAAGTCATCATCTGTTAAATGATAGGCTGGTGTGAGATCCGGTGTAAACGTGACTCCATTTCCCGATACCGCAGTGTCACCATAAGATCTAATTTTTAAGCCATCCGGGCTGGGTACGATTGCACAATTTACCGCCTCAACAATTTCATTAATGATCTCATGCGCTGCACGCTGTTCGGTCAGTGCAGGACTGATAAATAAGCCGGTGGCTGTACAGTAACGGCGAAACTCTGAGAGATCCGCCACATTCAAATTAGGTGCAGCACCATAGCGTGGATGACTAATTAGATCCTCAACAACGTCGGCCGGATTAGCATCATGAATCGTATCTGAAAACGTAATGTCGCTAATCACTTCAAAGTTATGATTCGATAATGATGCACTACCACCTAAGTCGTAATTTGCACACGCGATATAGCCGAGAAATGGATAGTGTACTGCCTGATCAGGATGCATTGACGCCAGATAACCCCACACTGGGTTATGATCACCGTCGAAGAGTTCAAATCCGAGTTGATCAATTGGCTTGAGCTGCACACCGCCTTCAGTTTTTGGAACAATCTGCTCCTTATCTCGCCAGATATTGCCAATATCGCGTATTTTGGTTTCGCATAAACCCAGCATTAACGATGCGCTGTATGTATACGTTGTATTGCTTGTTTTCGTTTTACCGCCCTTACCTCCCGACTTGGTTGTCGTAGTATGCGCAGTCGATGAGAAATCGCCATACCAGAACATATTCGCAGCCAACCGGTTTTTGCCGTAGACCAGTGGCTGGCATAGTCCATATGCAGATTGCTGAACACGCATAGAGTTGATGCGGTTGTCTGATGTACTGATTGTTGTACTACCAAAGATTCCACCCATTATTTTTTCAGCCTCTTCATACGAAAAAACCCGGCGATTCGCCGGGCTAAACTTCCTTTGGTACCATCTTGAAGAATGACTCCCAGATGGATATATGAATGAATGATTGTTGGCCATTCAACGACAATTGCGCCATGGCTGACACATTTGCCAATTTTATAAAGCACAATATCCCCCGGCTCTGGTGGCCCGTCCACTTCAAAGCAGACACTCCGGATATGCTCAAGATATCGCTCACCCATCTGATGCATATGCCAGTCTGGCGGATACGGACGCGGGTCTAAGTGATCCATCAGTCCTACTTTTTCATAGACCTCACAGATCAGCGTACCGCAATCCACACCCACGCCTTTGACACGCCCTTGGTGGTGATATGGGGTGCCGAGCCAAGTGAGGGCTTCTTGAACGGCAAGTTGGTTTTTGATCATAACATCGCCCGTTACTTAAAGTTAAAAAGGCTTCACGTAGCAGGGGCGACCTGTGTAAAAACCTGATGTGGACGTACGATTTTGATTAATACCACAGTTAAACAAACCTGCTGCATTACCATTTGTCACCATACCACCCCGAACAGGAATACGCTCTTGTAATGAGTCCGCGTAAGCAAAAGTGTTTAAGCTTGGACTTACAAATGCAGATTTCGGCGTAAAAGAATCAATCGGATAAACACCATGATTTCGTAAGATTGCCAATCCTTGTGGCGATACTTTGTTTGCACCATTATTTGTGAAATTAGCTTCTACAAAACGTTCCCAGTTTTGATGACCAATTGTATAGTTTTGCACAATAGCTGGATTGTCACTGACGCGAATTGATTGCGGTGTTGTCGCAACATAGTCACCCGTTTGAATTGAACCCGTCCATTGAGGAGTAATTAAATAACCCTCTGTTGCATGAATTGCTGCCCACTGACTCATATCATCATAGAGTTCGCCCACATACAGTGCATTGTTGTTGTTGATACTGACTTGAATTTCACCACCTACAACTCGCAGTCCTGTCACAAAATCATATACGTTACCAACCATGTCATGAATACCAACCGGTGAACCATTGTGTGTCCATGCTGCACCGCCAGATCCAGTGTAAGTAAGTTCGGTTTGTCCAGCTACAAGCTGACCTTTACCGCCTTTCTGATCTTTACCGCCTGCATCAGTATTGCCTAAATTTTTACCACCATCGATCAAACCACGATATGCAGTAGCGACCCATTCCAAATTTGTCATGAGATGAAAACCATGTCCACAGGCACGGGCCAGATTCATGAGTTGCCGAATCGACTGATTACCTCCAAGCTGTGGATCTGTATACGGCTGTGAAACGAGTTCACCATTCTGTACAGAACCTTTATAAGTTCCAACGAAAAATTGATCGATAATCTGATCATTGACAATGAATGCTGGATGCACACTACCCATGCCAACACTTGAGCCAAATTCACTCGATTCAAAGCGTTCAACGATGGTCATATAAGACGGCTGGCCTTTGGCTGTATATAAAACAGTTTGCTTACCACCGCTGGCGGCTTCAACTGATAGACGAAGTTGATCACGAATTAAAATATCAGTCATTACTTAATTTCCTGTGTAGTTGTGTTTTGCATCTAGAAAAACAAGGCGTTGCTTGACCCATTCAAGCAGTGCCGCGAATGTTGTTTGTGTTAAAGAAGGTGGATTCCATTTCGCGTATTCAGCACTTAACAAGTCACTTGGATAAAAACTCAGTAAATGCGACATGCTTAAATAAACATGATCAACACTGAACAAACCGAGACGTCGAAGCTCTGCATAACGCGCTTCAATGTCTGTTTGAAAAGCAATATGAATACGATCCCAAAAGCCATTGCCTTGAAATGCGTCATAAGTTGGGGTGAAGCGTGTCACTGTTCCGTCAAAATCGAGTCCATAGGTCATGTCGACATCGTAGACACCGATGCGCCAGATATTGCCATCCCAGCTATACATCATGAGATTTTTGAACACGATGTCAGCACCACAAATAAAATCCACATAACAGTAGTAATCAATGATGTTCTGCTTACTGAGATAGCTTGCATAATTTGCTGCAATGTTTTCAGAAGATGATTTAGCAAATACTCGCCAGCGCTCAATCGCTGCTAAGGTAGCTGCGGTAGGTGAACTTGGTGCTTTGATTTCAATGATCGTAGGATCCATTTCATCAATCGATGTAATCCCACCAAAGTCGATTAAAATCTCTTTTGGTTTGTTTTTTGCGATGTTGTAATTGCTACGCTTTTTTGCGTAGTGAATGCAGCCAACACCGTAAAACTCTCCGTTCACATTGCAAACCGCTGGATACATATAAGGTGCAGCAGTGGCACCGGTTGGAACTGCATCTTTTCCAGTTTTGCCAATGTAGTAATTGTCGATATCTTGTTTAGGATAGCCATGACGTGAGTTCTGGATCTCTTGCCAGAGTTCAAGATTAAACATCTGACGCACATGCAAATGATCGATAAAATTGGCTTTAAAGTTAAAACTGTCTTGTGCTTTCACTGCGCCGATTTTGATGTCAAATGATGAACTACCCGCAGCATCTTTATAAAAATCAAAACTCCAGTTCTTTTTTGGAAATCCTGCTGATGACTGTCCTTGGACACCAAATTTTGCATAAATCTTGGCAATCTGGCCGTTAATGTCGATTGTCACCCGGCATGGCTTCATGCCGTCCTCTTTGGTATTTGGTAATGCTGAATCTGTTGCAATATCAATCACAGCAATGCTTTGTGGTTCTGGAAACACAAACACACTATTCAGCATTGGCTTAACAATGGCTTGCTCAGTCAATGTGGTTAGGATTTGATTAATCGAATGAACTGTCGTAACAAGCTTTGAAAGCTGATCATTGTGTTGATCATCAACTAGCCCTACGGATTTCTGTAGAGACTTAATCAACATTGTGATCTGACTGTTAGCAACAACAAGATGAGAAAACTGATCTTGATTCGCATCATCTGTGCTCACAAACGTTCTATGAACCGTATCGATCAGTTTTGAGAGTTGATGATTCGATACAATCAGATTTGAAATCAGATTTAGATTGTGCTCATCCAGAGCAAGGATTTTTAAATCCATATCAGAAATTTGATGGAATATTCCATTCTGATCGTTGTCATATTGATTTAAAAATAATGTATACGACTGACCAATTAAATTTAAAGAAACAATAATGTCAGCTATAAAATTATTAAAGCTATTTTCTAACTTTGAGTTTAGTAATGCTGAAAATTCTTTAGCACTTTTTTCAGCATCATCAGCTTTAATTTGGGCATCAATTCCAGCTGTATGTATTGCATCATTTTTTGCCAATTCTGCTTTATTGGAGGCATCTGATTTTGCTAAAGCCAGCAAATCATACTGGCTTTTCGTTAAATTATTTCCATCCCAAACATATGCGCCATATTCTTCACCCCACTCTATTACTACGATAGAACCTGCAGGTATTTTTGTCTTTATGGCTTCAAAGTCTAACATGCTGGCAAAGTCGTAAACTTTTCCATTTTTTAGATCAAAACCGCTTGTTAAAGAGCGAATATGATCGAGTAATTGAACTAGGTTTTGTTTAAACTCATCTTCTGTAACAGATGCGCCTACAAAACCATCATTATTAGGTACTGTCATCTTTTTTTCCCAATAAAAAAAACCCAGCTAAGTGCTGGGCATGGATTAGATTAAAAGCTGGTTAAACTGATGTTTCAGGTATTGGGATAAACGGCGCGCCACGGAAACGAGCAAAGTTATCAAAACGGTTCTGGCAGGTTTCTAGGCGCTTGTCGCAACCCGGATACACCTTGATTCTTTGCCCCACCTCAGGATTTTCAAGTAATGGCAATGTAAGAAGCAGCACATCAAGCTCATGCAAACGAATCGTGCGTTTAAGCCCTTTGTTTCCACCTTCTAAAAACTCAATCACCCCTTGCGTGAACCAGCCCTGCGGCTGGTTGATATCACACAGGATCCGCGATGCAGTACTGCCAGCAGCAATCGTAGTTTCAAGCGCATAATTTTCACGATTCAAACCACAGGCGTGATCAAACAGTGTATTGCTGCAGCCTGGCTGGTATAGATTACGCGGCATCTGCACGTTCAGTTCATCCAGATCTGATGCGACACTGGCATGAATCGTATTGCGATCGAACTCAGGTTCAATAATCCGGCCTTCAAACAACTTGATCGTTCCCGCACTGGTATCCGTAGGTGTGGATGCATCCATAAAAATACGTTCAAGCTTGAAACGTGCACCGTCCATTTGCCCATTATGAAAAGCCTGGACAATACGCAAACTTTCAAAAGTTTCTTTATCTGTAACGTCAATTGTCACAGATAAATTATCAACCTCAACACCCAACGACAATGTGATGCCATCCCGGCTAATGATAGGCCCATCAGAACGATATAACTGATTAGCAACAATGAGATCAAAATCATAGTTGGTGTATCGATACACGTCGTTTTGAACGGTAGTGATTGTATATAGATCTGCCATAATAAATTGATTGGCATCAAGTAACGCAATCAGTTTTCCCGAAGCTGCTCTCATACTTTATTCCCCAGTGAACCTACCATTTCGACTTTTCCAGCTTTCCAGAGTTTGCTCATAAAATTGGTGTACTGCTGTTCATCATCTGCAAAGCGGCAGCGATAGTAATAAGTACCACTTACACTCATCATTTCTCCTTCATTAAGCGGCTTATTAAGCATCAATAATCCATTTGAACTAATCGTGTATTTATAGTCTGACCACATAAGATAAGTTTCTGACTCATACCACATTGTCGATTCTTGATTTATGGACCAAACCAGATCATCTCCCTCATTCCAGATGTTTGGACTATACACAGCTCCCCAAAAAGGTTTTGAACCATCCTTATTCCAAAAATAAGGATCTGCATTTTTGGTTTTTTCAGCTTTTGTGTGACTCACTGGAGTTTCTAAAGTATGAAAGTTTTTGTATAACTGGAAAGTTGTAGTTAAGCCATCCCCTACAAAAACACATTCGAACTGATAATCATCAGGCATCTTGAAAAGAAATGAATCAAATGAGCCACGGCGTTCAAGAAAAAACCCCTCAAGCTGCTGTAATTCCTTGCGTCCTTTGCTTTCACGAAGAAAGGCAAAGGACATGCTGACTTGATACTTCGGCACTGCCTGATAGCTGGCCCGTAGCTCGCGGCCGTTTACGGACTGCATGATCTTGGTATTGAACATTGGGGTTTTGGTGAGATCCCACTCTAAACCCGGCAGTTCAGGAAACAATACGTCTGACATGAATCCTCCTTATTTACCGTTTTTACCAAATCCACGGGCATAACTTTGCAAACCACTAGCAACTGCACGACCATTGCTCTTCAAGAGCCGTTGAATACTCTTGGCATCAATTGCACTAATATTAATGGTTGCTCCCGCACCTCCACCTTCAGCAACTGCAGCAGCTCCAAAGCTTGCCCCATTACGCAAAGCTTTACCCATTTCACGAATGGTATTCGCATGTTGGGAAGGTAAAACCATTTCATCTTCATGTAGCTGGGTAACCGGATTCACACCTGATGGAATGTCGTAACCGCCTCGAGCAGATTTAATCTTGCCGGCTAGGCCCGCAACTAAACCGAACGCAGCAGCTCCAGCACCTACGGCGAGAACTGGACCAATATAGGGAATGGAAACCATGGCTTTAAAAGCTCCGGCCATTGCCTCCCATGCAGACATCATGATGCCTTTGATAGCTTCAGCTGCTTTTAAGCCTAAACGTGCTAAACCACCTGCTGCTGTAACGCTGGTACGTGTTGCTTCACCTGCAATGGTTGCCCCTGTTTGAGCAGCTTGGCCAGAAGCTTCTGCTGCTGTTTCAGCACCGACAAAGCCAAGTTTACGAGCCAATTTAATGGCTTGGATTCTTAGCCATCCTTGCAACTCTTTAGTAGCTGTTTGCAAGGCAAATTGCCCCATGTCAGCCAGAACTGCTTTAGTTGCATTACTCCAAGTCAAGGTACCATTCATAAGGGACTGAATGCCTTGATCCCAAAGGTTGGCAAGACGAGAAGTAAAGCCACCAAACTTAGCCTCAAAGTCTTTCATTTCCGCATCACTGATTAAGCCCATAGACTTAGTGTCAGCAACTTTCTGGTCTGTCTCTAAATCAGAAATGTTGTTGGTGATTTGGTTTTGGTTACCTTGTTTGCCTGTAATGTTGGTCTGCTCATTTTCCAAAGCCAAACGCTCTAAAAGACCTTGCCGCTTAATTTCGCGTAACTGATCTTCTAGCTGTTTTTCCAACTGAACTTTACGGACATTTGAAATTTTCTTGGCATCAAATTCAGCCTGAATTCGAGCTGCTTCAATTTCATAAAGTCGTTGTGCTTGCTGTTGATAATTGTCGATCTGTTCTTCACGAGCTTTTTTGTATTCCTCAAACTCTTTTAAACGGATAGCAATAATCTTGTCTGAAGCATCCTTCTCGGCTTTGACTTTTGCAGCGGCTTTTTCATCTGCAGTCATCTTGGATTTTTCAATCTCTTCCAGTGCCTTTTGCAGATCTAAAGCGACTTTCTTTTCTTCGGATGCATATTTATACCGAATATCAGCCAGCGCTTTAGCTGCCTGCTCAGCCTGTCGTTGACGCTCTTTAGCCTCTTGTTCAGCTTTGGATTTTGCAGATGATTTAGAACCGCCTTTATCATCCTTAACGCCTGTACCAATCCCCTTATTAGGATTTGGAGGCGGAGTGCCAATTCCAATTTTTGGCGTATCTGGTTTTTCAATGGGCTTTGCAGGATCCTTATACACATAGTTGGTAATTTTTTTACCACCTGCGGAAGTAACATCGAGAATCCGTTGCCCAGCAGTTACGAGTGAATTAGTGGCTGTAGCTGCCCCTGCATTCCATGTGTTTTTCAGGTCATTCATTCGTCCTTTCATTTGATTGGTATATCGATCAGTGATACCGCCAAGTTGAGATAAGCCACCCTCCCATGCTGCTTTCGCACCTGAGAAATTGAAGTGAAGAATATTGTTAACAACACTACCAAATGTTTGAAACTTAACTTGTAGAACATCCAGACCGTATTGGATAGTGCTACGAACCATATCAAAGCCAGCCATAAGGCCATTAAATGCAATGATAAGAGCTTGGCATACTGTAACTACAACGGCGCGAATAATTGCAAAGGCGGACTGAACACCAACCTGAAAGCCTGTTACTACTATTCCTAAACCACGAATCACAACCGATACAGCATCCATAAAACCAATTTGTGCTACTGATCCATCACCGATATTGCTCGTCAAATCCTGCCAAATCCCACCAATGGTATTAAAAATATCCTCAACAATACTAAAGAAGCTGCCAAAAATACTGATAATAGATTTTATGGAATCATCAATTCCTTCTTTAGATTCAACTGCAAAATTTAAAAATCTATTTGCCAAGTCTGTCAATGCTGGTGCTGCTTGAGCAGCCATTCGAGACATAACACCTTGCACAGTTGAATGAATCGTCTCTAATGCTGTATTGAATTCTTTCGTTGATTGCATTGTTTCTGAACTCATGATCACCCCTAAATCATGAGCTTGTTTTGCGTATTCCTTTAATTTTTCGGCATTATTATCTAAAAGTGGTGCCAATAATGTCGCATCATCAGCCAATGAATCCATATAAAAAGTCATTTCGGCTTGAGAGACATTGGCCTTTTGAAGGGTTTGATGATACTTCTCAAGAATTTGAGGTCCAGATAAACCTTGAAATTCTTTAGCAGTTACTCCAACTTTAGGGGCAATCTTTTCAAAGAAGTCGGCCATTTCTCCGCCGCCTGTTTGCATGAAGTCACCAAACTTATCGTTGACATCCTTCATGATGTCACTCAGCTTATCTTGCTCGACACCAACCTTCTTTGCAGCAAATGCCCACTCTTGAAACTCTGTTGCATTGGCATTTGCTAAACGGGATTGTATTTCTATTTCTTTTGATGCTTTCCCAACTGCTGAAACTAAGTCAGGTATTGCACCTATAGCCTCAGCTGCTGTTCTAGCCAATTCCTCACCAATACCTAAGAGAAAGCCTCCTTTAATTAGTGAGAAACCACCCGTTAATGAATCTTTAATATCATTGCCTACACTCTTAAACTTATCTGAGATGTTGTTTGCAAAATTATTAAATTCTGAACGTATACCTGACAAGTCGATTTTAAGATCAATGCCTTGACTGGAATTTTCAATTTTCCTTGAAGAATCTGAAACTATTTTTTCTGCATCTTTCATCCCCTCTTTTAGTTCAGAGGTCTTGGCACCGACATGGACTTCAACACGGTTATTGTTTGCCATAACTTCCTCACTGGCATTAAAAAAGCCCCTTGAAAGGGGCTGAGCTAAAATAAAAAAACCTTGCAATAGCAAGGCTTTTTAAGGTTATTTATGGCAAGTTAATCAGCCATATTTTTTGGCAAAATCTTCATCAGAGGTGCATAGATAAATTATGCCCTCAAAAAATGCAATTATTGCAGGCAATAACGTCCAGCAAAAAATCAAATAAAGTATCCCCATACCGACTTTGCCCAAGTAAAACTTATGAACTCCTATACCCCCAAGAAATAGAGCAAAAATCCCAGCAGCAATTTTGCTTTTCTTTCCATTTACTTTTGCGTCTTGTTGTCTTACACCACATTTTGGGCAAATTTCAGCACGTGCATCAATTTGCTGACCGCATGCATAACAAAATTTAGTTGGAACCATTTAAATACTGCCTATTTAATTTCAGCTTTAATTTTTTGAATCATTTTCTGTTCCAAAACACCACGTGAAACACAAGTTAAAGTGATATTTTGAGTTACATCACCAACTTTATAATCACCTTGCAATGTTGTGCGAACATCTAAAGAATTATCAGCAATTAAAATATTATAAGCAACCTTAGTACTGGTTCGATTATCTTTTAAATAATCAATGCCCATTGTTGTTCCGCAATCAGCTAAATCTGGTGTAAGGCGATAATCACGAGCTGCAGTAGAGATTACTCCAGCATCAGCATTAGCGCTCATAATCTGTTCACCATTAATTGCTAACGCACGTTGAGCTGCTTTAAAAATTTGATCCTTCGTAGCGCTCACTTGCTCGCTTGCACTTTGATTTAATGTGACAGGCGCTTTATATGTCGTTGCACAACCTACTAAACTAGATCCCACCACCAAAGCACATAATATCTTTTTCATGATTTCACCGATTGTTATAAAGTGAACCTAATTTAACAAACCGATTACTTTTTGTCACATTGAAAAAAATCAGGGCGGCTTTAACCACCCTGCGGGAAACTTTCTAACACTTCTAGCATATCATCCTCTTCATCATCTGAAACGGTGATAGCTTGCGGAGTTTCTTCGATACCCATGAAAGCTTCTAAAATACGACAAAGACGTTGTATTCCTATATGGGCGGGAGGGTTACTTTGCTGATACGCACTTAATGCTCTTAATCTAGGTAGATCCATTTCTTCACGTACATACTCGTAATCTTTACCCATAGTTAGCACTAAATGCGTGTAAAGCTCCTCCCAATCTATTCCCCCGAACCACCTGCAGCGTTGTCATCATTTCCTTTAAGACCTGACACAGACATTACAGCTTCCATGACTTCTGTTAGCTGATCCATATAAATCATATCAGCAACATCATCACGTGTGATATCCGGGTAATTTCGCTTAAGTGACTTAAACGCAACATCAATCACAGTGCCAACATCATCGGGCTTAAATGCTTGAAGAGCTGGCAATAACTTTTCAACCGCACCAAGTGACAATGGAGCAAATACAAAGGGCTGCCCATCAATAATAATTGTAGATCCGCGCGGGTTTTCAACTTGCTTAAATTGCATTTACTATTACTCCGATAAATCAATTTTGAACACACGGTTAAGATCGTCAGCCATAGGCTGGAATTCAAACTCAGGAATATCGTAATCGTCCTGTTTTGAACTGAATCCAAGTTTGTTACTGGTACAACGGAAGAAATTCATGTGCATGAACTTGCCTTTGTAGTCACGTTGCAAGTCAACGGCAAACTCTGGCGTATAGCCCATGTCTAGGTTTGATACAGTGATTGACTTAGCACCCGCTACCATTGCTGAATAACGGAAGTTAATAAATACCGTTTTACCAGCATCGGCAGCAGCAAATGTATAAGCACCGGTTGCCGCATCTACACTGTATTGTCCGGTTGCTGGCGCCGATGCTACACGTTTAAGTGGGATTGCTTTAGCATCTGTTACGCCTAGATCCTTTACATATGTACCGCTGTTAGGAACAACCGGTGTAACAGTACCACCAGCCGGAATCACTTCACCATTAATGGTTTGGGAAACTGTTTCAATTCCACCTTCAGCAACAACTCCACCGAAGAAAATGGAATTTAATAAGGTACCGTTAATACGCCCGAAAGAAGCTTTACATTTAATGGTACCTTTACCACGCGCAGCATCTACAGCGAATTGACCACGACCGAAAAGCTCTTTTAAGTCATAGCTAATATCTACACCAACGGATTGCATCACCCCCACTTCAACTGGTGTGGGATTACTAATCGGTTGCCCGTATACATCTTGAATCGGTGTAGCAAAAATCTTGCCGGCACCAAATAAATACTGAGCCATTTATTTTGACCTCTCTAAAATGACAAAACCGCCATCGAGGCGGTCATAAAATGAATATTTTGTTAATTGGTTGTGAGGATCCGGATAGGGATAATGGCAATCGCCTGATCATCTAGCATGTTTTCTACTGCTTCATACACTTCTACGGTGCCCTCGATCCAGCAGTGCTCTACCAAACCACCTAAGGTTTGATACTCACTAAAATCAGGATGGTCTGGCTTAATAGCTTCACGTACACGATCGATGAAAATATTCATCTGTGATGATGGCGGCTTTGTAGTGTCCGATTCATGAATATAGAGATAAACTTCAGCAGCTAGTTCAACTTTTGAATCTAAACCATGTACCGGGACTTCTTGCTGATTGCCTTGTGTAATAAACATGGCTGGGCGCTGTTCTGGTGTTACATGGTTAAAGTGACGTAAACGGCGACTTACCGTAATCAATCCTTCTACCCTTGTGCTTAACCTTTCAAACAACGCCTGATAGATTGCTTCGCTATCCACCTGCTATACCTCGCTCAATTGCTGCATCAATATTTTTCGGCACAATCTTGGCCACGATATCCAGTGAATCACGCATGAACCGCAATTCTCTAAACCGAACATTCCTAGAATGGGCCTTAATATTGACCTGAACAGGTGAAATAGGTCGGCCAAACGCCTGTTTAATTGTCCTTAGGTGTGCTTTAACACCCAAAGCACCATTTAGACCAAACTCATGTGCAGGTGCATAAGGCACCAAAGCACCGCCAGCTCCCACGGTTCCCTCAATGGAATCCTTATCCTCATCCACCTTTGATGAAACGGATCCACGCAAGCGGCCTGACTGAACTTTAAGTCGTTGGCCACTTAACATGTCTTCCTGAACAATCCGCTGTAAGCGCAAAGTAAGAGCGTTAATCGTGCGTCTTATTTCAAACCTAACGCGATTATTCATCTCATCAAAATTGACCTGAGCATCAACACGATAATCGCTCATAGCTTAATTACTCTTTAGCAGAGGCTGTCGATTTCTTTGGCTCAACAACTTCAACGTAACGCTCAAAACCTAAGGGCTTTAAAATATGGATGATGTCATCATCAGATTCTAAAACGCCGTTTTTGATATCTAGGTTTTGCCCGGCAATAACGAGTTTGGTTGGCTTATAACCTTCTGGTGCCTGATATTTAAAAGGCATGGGATTCTCCTATACAACAAAGGCACCAACACCTAAACGGTTAGGGTTTGTGCCTTCATCATCAATTGGAATTGAATTTTTCAACGCAAGGTAACGCTGGCCATACATGCTGAGATCATAGAAAGCTTCTTTCGATGATCGTGAATAACTCACACTTTGGCCCGCAATTGTCATGCTTGAGGCAGTACCAAAAGCAGCACCATTGCCGCTTGAGATACCTACTTTAAGGATATGTGCTGCATATAGACCTACAGCACGTTCCTTTAATGCCCCGAACTCAATTTGAGAAACAATCAGATCCGCTTCTTCTAAAGCATCCTGAATTTTTGCATCTGGCAAAGACATTAAACTCGAATCAGTCGAGAACTTTTCACGAAACGTTTGTACGTCCATAGACTCACCTTATTCTTTAGCCTGAGCTAACTTAGCTTGTAACTGCTCAAGTGTTTCATCATCACTGAACGTTACTTCAAGCGCTGTTAATTCAGCTTTCACGGCGGCCAAAGCAGCTTCTTCTGCAGTTTTTGCCGCATCACCTGCTGAATCGTTTTGTTTACCGCCTTTACCGCCACGACCACCAGTTTTACCCGCTGTTTTTGGCTCATCTTCCGCAATTTCCTGAACTTCAAGTTCACCGATATTAATAAGATGTTTAGCAAACTTATTTTTACTGAGCTTCTTGTGCGCTTCTTCATCCACAAGAGTTGGTGTGCCTGTAGGTAAAACAGCAATACCAGAAAAAACAAAAGCGGCCTGTAAGCCGCTATAGATATAAGAATATTTCATACTGTTTTAATCCTTACACGTGATCCAAGTAACGGAGAGAATCAACACGCTTCAACCATACGCCCTGATATTTGTAGTGACCAGGCACTTTAATATCTACACCAACTGGTTGAGCTGCCAAGAAAGTGACGTCATCACATTTCATTTGGATGCATGACGGATCACGGCGGTAAATAATAGAACGGTCAGCACCTGCCGTACCTTTGCCGTTTGAACGACCTAAACCACGAATGGTTAACGGCTTACCTTGTGATGCGAAGATGTTATTTTCTTCAATGAATTTCAAGAATGTCTTACCGCCAGAATCAGCAACTACACGGGTAGAAAGATGTAAGTACTGATTTGATGCCATCAAATAAGTATCTGGCTGTACGGATACATCCCCATCAACAAGATCTTCAGCATCTGCCAAGCTTGCATTGAAGTCACTTAGTACTTCTTCAATGGTTGCAGTAGCCCAGTTATGTTGGGCTGTAACAATGGTTACACCCGTCTGATTTAAGAAGCCTTTAACTCCGGTAAGAGCATTGCCATACCAAGCAATGTTACTTAAGTGTTTTTCTGCAGCTAGACGAGCGGCCTCTACTTTATCTGCTTCAAGTGCTAAATTTAATTTTTGGGCTGCTTGTAACTCAAACACTGAATACATATAACTGATCGTGCCGACCTTCACTGGCAATTGAACAGTATCATATTCAACTTCAGCCACGGGAATATCATTACCAGTTCCTGAATGATCTTTACCCATACCCACACCCTTCTTACGGCTTAGGATCTCTCCTCCACCATATACGGCATTGACAGGTTTAACAGGAATGTATTTAGCGTAATCCATCACTTGCTGAAGCTGAGGACCCATTTCGTTAAATTCTTCCAATTTAACGAATAACTGGGCTAATGCATCAATATTAAATGCATCCCCAATATTTGCCTGAACCATTTGAGCTACTGGTGTTAGACGTAGCTTCATTGCTGCCAATTTACTCATAATTATTATGCCCCACGTAAGCGAACAGCAGCTAAGCCCTGCTCATTTGAAATTGTTTCCCAAGATGCGTTCGGTAACTCTGTACCGTCTGTTGCTGTTGGGGATAAAGAACCTAACGGCGCTGCTGTGGTGCCGTTAGCTGTTTTGACATAAACCTTTGCGTTGATATCGGTGACTGGTGCCGTGACCTTCACGTAAATCGAGCCGATCGTCATAACTGGTGCTACATCAGTAGCTTTATAGGCTTCTTTGCCATCTGCCGTTTTGCCTGACTTGCCTACGCCATGACGTACGATAATTCCAAACTTAGTATTAGTTGCACCAGTTACCGCTGAAACTGTTTTTCCATCCGTACTTCGTACAACCACGTCACCATCGTTCACCAAACCGGTACCAGCTACAGGCAGGGATAAAATATCCTCTGGTCCGATGAGGTGAAACTTCATACCGGGTACAGCATCGTATTGCTTAACCATGATTTACTTCCCCTTAGATTGTTTTGTATGCGTTTTCTTTGCTGTAGGTCTTTTCTTCCCCACCGCCTGCTGGGTTGCCATCACCAGCTTTAACACTTTGCTGCTGGTGAAGAGCATCACCTACAGGATTAGAAGGATGAGTACCCTTCACAGCACAGAGTGCACGGAAAGTTGTGTCGATCTGCTCAGGCTTTGCATCACCTACTGATACGTTACCCATCAAAGCAGTTACTAAAGCATCACCAGCTTTTGCAGCAATAACATCACGCTTGATTTGCTCACATGAGCAACCTTCGGTTTTAACTGTTGGTACCAATGCTTTAGCATCCGCAATCACAGCAGCACGTTCAGCCGCAGCTTGCTCAAGCTTTTCAGGCGTCATTTGGTTCTTTTCCAGATCACCTACTTTTTGCTCCAGAGCTGTTTTTTCGGCATGTAACTGATCTACAACCGCTTGAATGGCACCTAGTTCATCACCGATTGAAAATTGCTTATCACCCACTTTAAGTTTTGCAGCCTTCATGTTTTCAAGCTGCTCTTGTTGCTGCTTTAATGCATCTGCTAAGGGCGTGTTGTCGCCGATGTTAAAGCGGATACCGTTTACAATTACTTCCATTGTTTTCCCCTTTGGTGGAGTTTGTTGTTTGTCACCGATGCGGCAATCACCACCACAACGGCCATATTTAACGAGCGCTACGTGATTGCCAATAAAATTGATAAATTTGGCTTGATACGGCGTGCCATCTGGCGCCGTACCCTGCTCAACGATTAATAAGGCTCCATAGCCAAGCGACATTTCTATCCGCTCGTTGCTTTGGATCAAATCAATACTGATCTTGTCTTTAATGAGCAAATCACCCACCAGATAATCGCCTTCCTGTCGAACGTTCTCACAATAGCCAATGTGATAATCCTTCCAGTTAGATGCGTTAATTTCATTTTTAGGCGGGTGATAGTCAGTAGCGTCTACACCATTGAAGCTTTGAATAGCCTCAGGTTTGAAAAGCTCTTCTGCAGGCGTGTAGACATTGATGACTTGATCAGCGGTATAACCTTCCAGAGATGGAAACTCATACGCATAGTACTGTCGTACTTGTGGCGCTTTAGCTAAGCGAACATTGACGCATTTCAGATACCCATCTTGGGTAAATGAGCGTGTCGATTCGCTTGGCGCAAAGTCACCAATTTTGAGTTGGTAAATGGTTTTCATAAATTGCGCTCAATAAAAAAACCACCCGAAGGTGGCTTTATTAATTTTCAAAATTACGTTCTTGAATAGGTAACAGAAAAGTCTTTAGCAGAACCGAAATCTACACCATCAATAAAAATATTAGTTTTAATGGGTTTGATATTCGGCGGCTGCAATCCTTTTAAACTTCCCACCACCTCTTGAAACTTTTCAGCAGCCTTACCCGCCGCCTTAGCCAAGTTAGGAAACCCGTCACAGCAAGACATTAACCACAGTGGAGTGAAGTCGCCACCAGTTACAAACCCGCCTTTAGCAAATTTCTGTGCTTGTAAACGGCGATAAAACCGTTTTTTACTAAACTTTTTGCGTTTCATGGCCATAAATCCTTATTAATGGTATTAGGCTTTTAAAGCCATAATGATCGAATCTAATTTCCAAAGCAGAATGGGGATTGAAATTAAAAGAACTGACAAGAAAACCTTTTTCAAAGTGAGTTCTCGGATCTGGTTCATTTGCTCAGGGGTTACGTTACTTACTTCATCCCATTTTATTGGAGGGGTAGAAACAGTTGGTGGTGGAGGCTTAGGTTTTTTAGAGCTTTCTACTCCATCTACTTTAACTAATGGGGGTGTACAAACAATCGGCGGAGTGGGTCTTCTTGGACCGTGGTCCTTCCCACACTTCCAGCATTTCTCGCTAGCGTTAGAATCAGTCAATTAAGATATCCTCATAGTTAGGCAATGCCGTGCAACGACATCGGATAGGCTGACCGGGATGTCCTCCATCTGGCGGTGAATCCCATCTGAATGTCTTGCCTTGCTTATGTTGATGATCTGGCCGCACTCGCTCGTCTTTGGCCGTTTGCCATGTGTATGTCTCAACACCCATCGAAAGCTGTCGGGCTTGGTTGATTTGGCCGTTAATCTTGCCCATCTGATCACTAGCAATAAGGCGCGCACGATAATCAGTAGATAACCCTAATTGCTTAATAGCTTTGGCCAACTCTTCATTTGTTTGTCCAGTCTGCAAAGCATTAGTAATTAATACTTCAAGCTTATCGGCATATTGCTGTGGAATGGACTTAATCAAACTGACATTAGCCGTAATGTTTAGATCTACCTCATCCTGAATATCAGCAGCTCGATAGAACGGCGTTAGATCCACACCAATAATCGTTTTAGTGTGCTCTGCAATTTGCTTGTCCACTTCCTTTTGGGTGTCAGTCACAACTTTTGTGGCCAACGGTCGCGAAACCTCAACAACATACTTTGTGAGCTTTTCCCTAAACGCCGTCATCATGTCTGAGAACCAAGCATCACCGATATTCTGGCCGACTGTAGGAATAACCAATTCTTTTGTTTGTTCCTGACAGTATTTTGAAATAGCCAGTAGTTGTCGTGTGTAATAAAGCTCTACACGGCGGTTTACGTGCACGGCTCTCGGCTTGGAAGCTTTACGACCTTTTTTACGTTTCTTCGCCTGCTGGAGGTGGGGTTTCAGGATCTGAATTATCGTTGTCATTAAGCTTCACCATTGTCTCAAGCTCTTTGATATGTTTTTCATCAATCACTGAATAAACACCATCAATAACAAGCTGTTTTGCTATCTGTGGCTCTGTAATAATGCCCATCTCTAAATATTTAGCATCCCGTTCTGCGTTAGCTTTCTCAACTTCAGAGCGGACCTTAGCGTCTAATTGCCATAACGGGTTAAATACTACGTCCAAACTTGGAATCTGACGTCCAAATGTAGTTTGAACAATCACTCTTAAAAGCTTCATCATGAAAGGCTTTAAGGACCATATTTGCTTGGTAGCAATACTGTCGTAATAGTTCCGAGTGTCATGCTCACCAGTCGCGTTCATACCTGCAGGTGATTGCCCAAATAAAATTGTATATGGCATATCGGCAGCGCCAGCAGCTTGAATTGAGAATTCACGCATAAGATCAGGCAAACCACCAAAGCTATAAGATTTAGAGTCGTACTCCTCATCCTTATCCAAAACGATCATACCGTTCAAGCCCTTAAGCAATCCGACACTAAGAAAACGTTCAGCTACGGATTTCATATCCTCTTTGATCTTATCGACCAAGTTAGGTGTTCTAATCACGTCAATTTTTGATTCATGGACCAGACTAGCAGTGGCTTTCTTTACGGCAGCATGATCAAGTAGATCCTCATAAACTTCCTGTAAGACACTTACCGGCTCTTCATTAACTACATCGGCATGGCCAAACTTATATAAGCGGGTATGGTGGATTCTTTGAGTTGATTTCCCGTCCAGCTTTAACTTATAAAATTCAGGCTGCTTTAAAAGTCCACCTGCCTCCTTAGGCGATAAGTATTTACTGGTATCAGCTTCAATGTGCTTTTTCTTAAGCACCGTGAAAAACTCTAAACGCCCCACGCCTAACTTGTTTAAATCAAACGGTTGATCTAAGTTGCCGCCGTCCACAGTTCCTAGAAGCACATAGCAAACGCCATACAAGCGAGAAAGGACCAAGCTAGATAAGAGCACCCCATCTAAGTTAAAAGCCTTACAAGCCTCTTTAAGCTTCAATAAATCGTTGTCTTGAATCCCTTCAAAAAACCATCCAGCTCGGAGCATGTCACTTGCTGGTCGGTTGACGATTCGCTTAGCTAACCAGTGTTGATACACGGCTTCTAATTGCTCATCAGGAATTACTTTCTTAACAAAAGAACCGTGTGAAGCTTTGTCACGTTCGGTACCAATATTTGAGACAAAGTTTGTATACGCCCCTGCATCGCCAATTGCATCGGGCTTTTTAGTTTCAGCCATAATTTCCTCTAATCAAATACAGTTGGCTTTTTTGCTAATGAATCATTAATTGCATCAATGGTCGGGTCCCACTGGTCGTCATGGTCATGTGACCAATCAGCAGTGAGCCCTTCAATCTCTTCAATGTAGTTCAATAGCCACGGTGCATTAGCTGGTAACCAGACACGGCGTTCTTCAACATAAAGAATGACGTCCATAGTCCTTGATAGCTTGTCAGTACTTCGCTGAATCGCACGTATTGGTAAAGTGGTCTGCTTAGATATGGACTGTATTAAACCGGTACCACTCGCCTTATCCTCTACGGCCATATAACGAAGCTTGCCAATCTTTGTGTTACTGTCCTTGTGTTTATTGATAAAAGCTTTAGCTTCTTTCAATAGCTCTGGTGCTTCCCATTTGCCACGCTTCACATCGATGATGTAAAGGTTATTGTCATAGCCAAGACCAGCACATAAGAACACTGAAAAGTCATTATGCTCTTTGGTCTTCTGCGCCGTATCTGCCCAAATCGCACGCCATTTAAGAACAGGTAAGTCTAGGTAACGTGGGAACCATTCAGCTTTAACAAGATCACCACCCAGCTTTTTAGGGTTCTGCATATATTGGCTTGCAAATGTATAGCGTGACACTGTGGCGCCGTCTTTATCTTCTCCGCCTTTCTCCAGCTGCAGCAAAGAAAGTAAAGATTCTTTTAACGGCCAATAGCTTTGTCGACCTTTCTCATCACGTTCAACATCACGTGGGATTTTGCGCTGTATGTGCTCTGGTAGCTTACTGATGTACTCATCATCAATAAGTGCGGGAATACTGATTTGTTCCCACTCACCAGGTACATTACCTGTCATCACAAAGTTAGTCGGATCTTCAACGTGCAAACGCTGCATGATCAAAATAATTGGCGTGTCAGATTTAGCTTTACGAGAGTTGACCGTATTTAGGATTTTACGGTTAGCTTTCCGTCTAGCTGTTTGGCTAAATGCATCCTCAGGCTTTAATGGGTCATCGAGAATAATCGCACCGGTAAAGCCCTCATTGGCTAATGTACCAGCACGGCGACCGGTGACCTGCCCGCCCATTGAAGCAGAATAAACATGACCAGCATCATAGCCATCAACGGTGGTTTTCCAGCTCGACTTAGCATCCGTACTGGTAGAAATCTTTACAGGCCATAAATTCTGAAAGTCTTCCGACTTAACAATATTCCTTGCTGTTGCTGATACATCCTCTACAAGTGACTGCGAGAAAGACAAATACAGAAAGCGCGACCGTGCATTACGCGCTATTCCACGGGCAATAAGGTTTGTGAGTAATTCAGTTTTACCGCTTCCGGGTGGAACGTTAATAACTAGGTTTTTAACTTTGCCAGCTATTACCTCGTCAATCTTGTCGGCAATATATTCATGATGCCAATTGACCGAAAACTTAAAGCCCATGCGAGGCAAGAAAAAACGCCGTGTAAAGAATAAGTGTTCTTTCTCACAGAGTTCACGCTCCAGCTGCATTTCAAGCAGCTTAGTATTTACCTTTGAGTTCATCTAACACCTGCCGTATCTGTTCAGGCGTTGCAACAACTTGTGTGACATGCTCGCTTTGAAGTGGACCACCACCAGCGCCAGTTAGCTCTGTTTTATTTGTGAACTGCCCACCCATATCTTTTGCGGCCTGCTCAAGAATTTTTAGGGAAAATAACGGATTCTTTGCATGTACTGCATATTGTTTTTCTAGCCGTTGTAACCTAACAGTTAGATTAGCAATTGGAATATTTAAAGGCTTTTCTAAAAACTCTTTACGAGTATGTTCAAATTCTTCCTTCAATTCCTGACTCAGATCTTTACCAGCTCGTTTTGTAGGGTCATACCTTTCACACTGTTGGCGTGATATCTTGACCTTAAATTCTTCGTTGACGAGATCTACTGTCTCTTGAGGAGTATTAAACATTGCAAGTGACCGTACTATATAGAGTTTTATCTCTTTTTTAAGTGCTGCCATAAACCTCTTCCTGTCAACGTACGTCAACGTAAACAGGCAAAAAAATTAAGCCAGTTTTAGTAGACAAGTCCCACATGCATGTGCAATTTTTGCTTTTGAAATAGTAGGACCTGCATTAGCTAAATCCACCATATGTTGTACGGCGTCATTTGCACCGTATCTACCAACTACACCATGAAACTCTTCAACGTCATGGCCACGTAAATAATGCTTTGGCATTCCTGTAATAGGACTAAAGATCATGTCGCCCTCATCTGTACGCTTTACACCAATGTGATAAAGCTCATGTTCAATAAGTGCACAAAAATCAATATCACTGCATTCAGATGCATAACGTGCATCAATAGTGATAACGTACTCAGGGATGTAGCCAAACCAATTAATCATTTGTCTTTCTTGTCGCATCTTCTGCCAGCCTCCAGCACGAAACATTACTCGCTCTGTCTGCCCCAATACGACTTGACCAGCCTTTATAAATGCAGCTGATGCCCATAACACTTTAAAAAAACGACTACCAAAATAAGTTAAATGGTCGTGATCAGGATTATGCAATGGTGAGTTTGAATCAATGAATGTGTCCCAAATCCAATTCTCCAGTTCTTTTGAAGGCTCAAAGTCTACGCTGTCATAATTAGGATCTAACTTAAGTAAGCGTTCTGGTGGCTCTGGTCTTTTCATAGAAAACCTTCTGGCTTATTGTTGAGCTGGGCAATTAATTTATTTTGCTTTGCTATGGCCAAAAAAAATCGCTCATCAAGGTGAGCGATCTGTTCTGTATTTAAACCTTTTGTATTGCAACTTCCCAAATGGTTTAGCTCTATTTGGAGCTGTCTAATCTCATGCGTAATTTTTTGAAATTCAGTCATACTTACTCCAAAAAGAAAAACCCTACCTTAAGGTAGGGTTATTAATACTGTAGGTTTTAAATCTGCTGAACTCTAATCTCTCTATGTCCAAACATATTTACACCATCCTTAACAGATTTAACTAAATATTCTCGATTTGAACCATTTTGTAATTTCTTGATTAATCGATCTCCAATACTTACGCCATCTGTAGAGTCACTTGTGAAGATTGTTTCTTCATTATCAATTCTACAAGACTTCAAAGCGCTTCGAGTGCCATCATTGGAAATCACAACAAGCTCTTCTGAACCATTAAACAACATATGCTTCACCTCTCAATGAATGATTCAATGAGTAAAGCATAAATTTTAATCAAAGTAAAGTGTAAGTATTTGATTCTCAATAGTAAATTATTCACTATCGAGAACTAAATCATCAGATTAATAAAACAAAAAGCCCCGCCAATAATCGATATTTAGCGGGGCCCTTTTGTGCCGTAATACGCTCGGCAAAATCCAACAATAAAAAAAAGTCCATTTCTGGACCTTAAAAAAACCTCTTAACGAATTTTTTGTCGGCTATTAGTCAAATTTCACAATGACCAAACACACTACTAATACAAGCAAAGTAAGCGTAAAAGCTAATGCAGGTACGAATGATACAACTAGTGCATTAAACAATACTGCAAAGCCAATTAAATAGCCCGCTGAGCCTGTTTGTTCGAGTAGATCCATATAGAATCCTCCCTTAAAACAATGCCACGACCCATGAAGCTGTTGATCTATGTGGCGCCCAGTCGTTGCTGTCTTCTTGCGGTTCCTGTTTCAGTAATGACACAGCTTCAGAACCTTCCCGTTTACAAGGAGGTCGACAGCAACCCCAACAGGACTCGGAAAAGCCCACTTAGAAAGTGGGCTTTAATTTGATAAATACTTTCGGGCGTAGTATGTATAATTCGCCCATTTTAGAAATCTTTATACTCAAGTGTATACCCAACTGTCAAGCACAAGTTTCTTGAGTATCAGGAAGTTCAAAACGAAATGATCGAGAAATGCGCGATCTAATTTCATTTTCCCATTCTGCCACAATAGATTCTCCAAATAACTCGAACTTCTGATAGCTTTTTATGTAAGCAGTCTTAGTGGCAACAATACCTGCAATTTTCATTTTTTCATTTAATGTATATGGGCGCTTACCTGTTCCATTACATTTTTCGCAAAACTTTGCACCCTCAGGAAAACCCTTTGAATTAAATGTTTCGAGTTTTCCTAATCCTTGGCATGCTCCACACATAGCTTTAACGAAAACATGTCCGCGTAAAATAATCTCAGCCATACCTTTTGCCAGATTAGTAAGATCACCTTGGGCATTGGTAGGGGTAAATTTTTTCTTTACCATTTCTTCATGAATCTTTACCGCTAATTTATTACGCGCTCGGAAAAAATTGCCGGATTTAATCTCACCGCGCACGAACTCAACCTTGCCGGGTATATCTTCAATACGGCGCTCGGTTTCAAAGTTAAAATCATACTTACTATAAAAAGTTTCTGTTTGTTTTTGAGCTGGGGTAATAATTGCAATTCGTTCAAAATCAACCTTTTCAACTAGAACCGTTGCCCAAAGTCTTGCAGCTGGTGATAAGAGTGCCAGTTCCCCCAATACCACATCTTTAGAAATTTTCTTACCTTCAGCTTTGCCTTGAGCAATAGCAAGGCGAAGTAACTCAATAAAATCAAACTTTTCAACTAACATAATCGCCTTCCTATTAACCCTTCATTAATATTTCAATTTGCTGTATTGCCACGCCTGCTTTCACTTGCTCTGTGCTGAACCGTAAAACTGTAAAACCCATCATTGCTGCGGAGTTGTATTTCTCCATATCCCCTAAATAGCCCTTGCCTCTTGTGTGACGGCCTCCGCTCCAGATACCACCTTCTACCTCAATCAAAATCTTTGTACCCGTTATTAAAAAATCTGCTCTCCATTTACGTGTTGGATGGAATTTATATTCCTGTTCAAAACCAATCTTGCACGCTCTTAAATGCGTTGCCAGTACCATTTCACCCACACTTGGTTGTCTAGCAACTTGCTTTGCTGAACGCCGCTTTTTATTTTTCTTAATAGGAAATAACTTACGGTATTCAGCAATGCTGACTGATGACATCAAGCACCACCTTTCAGCAAATGGTCCAATTGATTAGCAAAGCAGTTATAAACTCGCGCTTTATCCTGATCACCAAAAAGGCTGGATGAATGAGCATCTTGTTTATACTTTTGAGCCAGTTTTTCAATTGACTCCCTTAGTTCAACCAGAGTGCTTTGCTTTTTGCCGCTGAGTGGTTCAATTGAGCGCGATACGTGGTCAGCCATTTCTTTTTCCATCTGATCGAAGTAACTTTGACGTGCTAAATCTCTCGACTTGATTAGCTCTGGTGAAATAAGCTTTTCCATTTCACGGCGTTGCGCTTCAATCCATCTACTGTCCATTTTTTGCGCCCTCCGCATTAAACTTCTTCGCTTGGTCAAGTGCCTTCTCTAATTGAAGTAACTCGTTGTAATCAGTGTTTGATAGCCCACTGCGGTTATATTTGCCTCGTAATTTTTCACAAAGAGTCTTAACTTCTGCAAAACCGCCGTAAGAATTTATTAACTCTTCAACTGCACAGTGTTGGCATTTACTCATGGCTGGCTCCTTTAATCCCTAAAATTACCCATCCTTCTTGCAGCCCATACCCGCTTAAGACATAAGAGATGGTTTTACGAAGTTCATTGCCTGAATATAGAAGCGGCATGCCTTGCTTCATTTGCTCGCCTGAATGTATCGTCTCAAGCAAAATCAGCTCATCGCCAACTTTGAAATCTCGATCATTGAAACGAATCTCAAATGTTTTACGACCATCAACAACAGCTTGAAAAACTTCTGGATCAGTTTTTAAATTGTGAACTTTACTCATCCCCGCCTCCGTATATTGATTCTCGATAGTCATTTATGGCTATTTCCAGAGCAGCACGTGAAACAATCAGTCCAGTTTTAGGGCATTTGACAGAATCACATTTATTAAGCTTCATTCCAGTCATGTAAAATTTGCACTTACCATAGCCGCCAAGCTTCTCGATTAAGTCAACCGACTCCACCAGACGTTTAAGCTCAACCAAATCTACAAAATACTTCTCACGATCAGCCTTGCTAATCTCTACACTTTGACCACATTGGAACTCATAACCCTCGTTCCATTCAGTTGCGTTATCGGGTGCTGAATCTACGATTTCCTTCGCGTATTGCAGTCCTTTATCTCTAATCAATTTAGATGCTTTCATGCATTCACCCCATCAATTAACTTAAGAATATTTCTTGGAATAGGCATACCTTCACGGCGGCACATCTCTGCGTATTATCGCCAAGCAAATCACCACAGTAAGCGCAATGTCCACCAAACTTTTGTTTTAGCTCAGCACGTTGCTGTTTAGTTAACTTCATCGGCTATGCTCCACTTTCATACCGTCAAACTCTTGATCAATTACGGCCATACCGCGCACTACAGCTGCTTGTGAAGGAAGCTTCTTAAAATCAATAGTGTTTACTTCATGGCAGTGTTTGCACATAAACTTATTTTTCTTTTCAAGCTTTGCCTGTATTTCACGGACCTCTGCCAGCATTCTGTTATTACGTTGGGTGACTTGATTCAATTGGTCTAAATATTTGGCAATCCATAAAACTGGATTAAGTTTTGTTTTGCAGTCCATACAAAGGATCTCATTATCTTCCTTTGATATTTGAATACGCCCGTGATCACACTCCACAATCTCATTTCTACGTGTGAACTTGATAACTTGATTTTGTTCATCAACATGAATCACATGCTTATCTTGGAAATGGCTCATACATTCGCCCCATCAATTAGCTGAAGAATATTTCTAGGGATTGGCATACCCTCCCGACGGCACATCTCTGCGTATTCGTGTGGATTATCGAAAGGATCAGGGCCCAACTCTTTTATAAGCTCAGGCTCTTTTTCTTTTGCCTCAAGTTTTTGAACTGGTGCAGGTTTACGACCATTGATTTTTAAACGTTCCATCAATGATTTGAGATGCTTTTGAGCCTCGTCATTGCTCACAGGAACGTGTTTAGGTTCTTTGTGTTCTAGTTGTAGCGGTGGAGTGTAAAACTCTTGCTGACGGCCTTTTAACTGAGCTTTAGCAACCATCACGTTGTAGGTCCCGAAGAAATTATCTTGAGCTGCTCGCATTTGGCCGGCTTCGATCAAATACATAACCTCGTCTAATGCATACTTTGTAATTTGTGTAATAACCACCGAACGATCAGCAGTAAACTTACATGCGCGAGACCAAGCTTCTTCTGGAGACATCCAACTTTCACCGATACACCAGGTGCGAAACTCGGCAAATGACGGCATAAAGCGTCCACCTGCTGTAAGTAAACGACCAAGTGCGTTGTTAAATTGGTTTTGTTGAACGCCAACCAGTGTTTTAAGTGCGATTTGCTCAACCACTGACAGAGGAATTGCGCTTTCGCCTGTTGCTGGAAATTGCTTATTGAACTGAGCAGCGTAAACAGTGCGAAGAGAAGCGATTAATTGACGCACTTCGTTCAAGGTAATCTCATGCATGACCTACCTCCTCAATCATTGGAAACTTTTTTGCTGGGGTTACATCCACGATTTGAGATTCGCTCTGTTCTTCAAAAAGATTAGCGAAGTAACCCGACTCTTGTGGTTTTTGACCAGCTGAATTGATTTGCTCTTGTTTCTTGCGGTTTGCAGCAACTTGTTTCTCGTTGTTTTGAACCCAAGAGAACCACTTAACCAACCAGATGCTTGGTGTATTCAACGAACTTGATTCGTTTGCAAAGTACCAGTCACCGAAATTTTGAATCATGGTTCTCAAGTCGATTTCAGGTACCGAAACAAATCTTTGTTGAGCAAGTGAAATGAAATCGTATTGAAACTCGCTGTATTCAGAAATGAATTCACGCATTGAGTAACGCTTGTGATCATCGATCTGATACTGAGCAAATTGAATTGGAGTTAATTGCGAATTTTCTCCACGCGTATTACTACTACTATCAATAATTGGTTCTTGGTTTATGGTTAATGGTTTATGGTTATTGGTTGGTTGCACATCCGTTTGTTCTTCGTTTAACGGATTTTCAACGACCGTTGAATTTTCGTTAAACGATTGATCATCTTTTGATGAACCACTGTTGGACGAACCTTTCTTTTTCGCTGCACGTTTTGCAGCAGACGCTTTACCAGCCTCACTCGCTTGTTTCTTTTTCCCGTGGTATTCAGCAATTTCTCGTTCACAACGATTATTGCGATAAACACCTTCTTCAAGAATGAAAAACTCATCAAGTACATATTTGAGAGCTTCTTTTTGCTCTTCGGTAGTACATTGCAAACGACGTGCTAGACGATCAATGCTTGATGCATCAATCGCCTTCTCCGTGTCGTAATACATGTCTAATAAGTCGCGGTAAATCGCACGCTCAATTAAACTGAGGTGGCGAGTCGCATTGTTAAAGTCACCAATATGGTGTTGGTAATAATTCATGCGGCCCCCTTAATTTGTTGCGTAATAAATGGATTATTTGCTCTGGCGATAGCAGCCATTGGATATGGAGAAACGGAGTTACCAACCATAAAGACTTGATCTTTTTTAGATAGAGGCTTTCCATCGCTCCCGTATTCAATTACGTATGAATCTGGAAACCCCTGCGCTCTAAAAAGTTCACGTGGTTTAAGCATGCGTATACAGATATCAACAATTGCCCAAGGTTCACCTTTGATCCAAACAGTAACTAGGGCTAAACGATCTTTAGTAGTGATCGTATCCATTGGCTCAGTGATACTTCTTGCGTCTCCATTGCCGTAGTAGTTAATTAAAAATGCAGCAACACGAAGAGCGCCCTTATAGTTATCTTTGCTCAACTTGGCAGTAACTAATCCATGATGCCCACCTTTCACTTGTGCACATATGGTTGATAGAGGCTCATCAATTGACCAATTCCGCTGTTGAGATGCGTTAGCAAACTCTGTAATAAACGGAACAAGGATTGGACTTATTAAAGAACTATGTCCTCCATAACCTGCTGTAGTTGTTGCTAATGGTTCACGTATGCCATGACCAAAACTTGTGCGGAAATCACGGCCAATAAAAGGTGTGGCAGAATTAACAAAAAATGGCTCTTTAGTTTCAATAACATATTTTTGAATACCCTTAGCTATGCGTTTTAGAGTTGCATCAGCTAGGGGACCTTGCGGCCTATTAAAAATTGAATTTCCTAAATCTGAAAAATCAACACATTCAGCTGTAGGGCGCCATTTTTTTAAATTGCCCTTAGGTTTTTTTGAGAAGTATTTTTCTGGCCATACTATTGGTTGCCCATCACAGCGAGCAACGAGAAATAACCGCTCACGTTTTGTTGGCGCTCCGAAGTCAGCAGCAATAATATTTTTTTGCCACTCAACTTCATAACCAAGTTGTTCAAGACTACGGACAAAGTGTTTCCAAGTTCTCCCTTTCTTTTTTGGGTTCGGTACTAAGAATTGATTGTGCCGAGGAACTTGTTCACCAGGTTCAGCAATTCGATTTACCTTTTTGCCATTAACTTCAATTTTATCGAGCGTAATCACTCTGCCTGTTGCTTTGTCTCGTTTTGCAATTAAAGGCCCCCATCCTAAGATCTGCTTAACATTTTCCAAGCTGATCACATCAGGTTTAACTTTGCCTGCAAACTTAAGAACTACCCATGAAAGGTCACGTATTTCTTTTTTACGTGGTTGACCGCCAGCAGCTTGCGAATGGTGTGTGCAGTCTGGGCTTGCATGAAACCAACCGACTTGATGACCATCACAAATTTCAATCGGATCTACTGCAAATACATCTTGAACATAATGCTTTGCATGGGGATGATTAGCCTCATGCATAGAAATAGCTTTATGGTTATGATTTACAGCAACATAAACAGGTCTGTTTAAGCCCATTTCTAAACCGGTGCTTGCACCACCACCGCCCGCAAAGAAATCAACAATGATTTTTTCCGAGAAATTTAGATCAAACTGAGTCCTAAAGGAACGAGCAGCATCAACAAATGTATTCATGCATCACCGCCTTCATTAAACTGAATAAAAGTGCTACCTAAGTACCGTATCCGTTTAGCTTGATATAAGCTTGAAATGATTTGTCCAGCATGGAAAATTGGCATTCTGTGCTGTTCTGAAAGGGCTTGCATAAACTCATCACGAGTTACAGCTGCATTTTTTTCATCACGTTTTTGGCGTTTCAAATTTTGCTTACGCTTTTCCAGTAAACCCTCTAAAGTTTTAAGAGCCGGTTCATACCAAGATTGAATAATTTGCTGACGCTTCAGCACTTGCTGATTGCCTTTGTTAGTTTGGTTTGATAAATTAGTTTGCATATTCGATTCCTCTAGCAAGTAATTGAATTAACTAGCCTGATGGACCAGATCAGGCTTTTTCTTTCTTTACCTTAGAAATATAAGTTGCAGCTTCCGACTTAAGCGCCTCTCGAAGTTGGCGAATGTGGTTTTCCATTTCTTCTAAGATTTCTTCTGTATCTGCTAATTCCGCAGGTGTAACAACTCCATCCTCTAAAACTTTGTGGACCTGTTGATTGGTTTGGCCATTGTTAATATTTATATGTAGCAAGGTTTCAACAATGCTGACTTCATGGCCTTTCTCATCCACTTGATTAGCTGGCACTAGAACATAACCAAGCATGTGTGCCCATGCCTTAACTAAAGCTGGGTTGCGTGTAAACTGAATCATTGCCTCAAGCTTCTTAATACTTGGTAAATGGCTTTCCATATTTGGGTTTGCGTAATTAAGTACGCTCTTGTAAGAGTCACCAAGTACGTTTGCAATTTCTTGCGGTGAAATTCCTTGCGATTGGTGAACAATTTTGTAAATTGCCGTTTTAGCCTCTGGGCTTAAGTGAATTTCACTCATATGTGAATACCTCTTTAAATTTCACGTATACGCACATAAGGCGTAAGTGAATAATGGTTCCTATGCGGTACGCTTGGGTTTTGTGCTACGTCTTACATAGTCAAAGTCAGCATTTGGGCATAATTCATCGCAACTAACTTTTCCGTGGCTTTCTCGGTCTAAGGCAATTGCCAAAGTTGCGCTACAAAAACGAAATTTGTTTACGACTAAACGTAAATAACCAAGAGTTGATCCGCATTTTTTTGCAAACTTCTCTTTAGCTTCTTTGTTAGGCAAAGAATTAAGGTAATCAGCAAGTGATTTGGTTGATACTTCCACTTCCATTGATAAACCCATTGATAATTAATTTATCACATGAGTTTATCTTTTGATAATTTTAATTGCAATAGGATAATTAGCAAAATTTATCCCTTATTGTTATCATTTGATAATTAGTTGGCTTATGAATGTTGTGTCCATGAATCTTAAAGAAATACGTCGTAAGAACTTGCGTAAGCTAATTGACCAGTTACTTTCTGACAAAATTTACGAGCGTCAAGAAGACTTTGCAGTTGCTGTAGGCATCGACAAAACCTATCTCTCTCAAATGCTTATGGAGCCTGATCAAAAAGGTTCACGAGGTGTTAGCGAGGCGAAAGCGCGGCAGATTGAAAAAGAGTTAAATTTAGAGGCAAATTTTCTGGACCTACTTGATGAATCAAGTCCGTTTGGTAAAAGTAAAATTGAGAATGGTGTTATTCGTCCTGCTTCAAACCTTGATGATTCAGGTGACTATGTAATTATTCCGATGTATGACATTAAAGCTGCATGTGGTAATGGTTATACAAATGAAGATGAATTGATTAAAGGCGGGCTGGTTTTTAAAGAAAGTTTTATCCGTAAATGTGGGCTTTCGTTAAGCCATGAAGATACCGGTATTATTACTGGTGATGGTAGAAGCATGGAGCCAACAATCAATCATACGGATGCTATTCTTACAGACCTACGAGTAAAAACGATTGATCAAGTCATTAGTGATAAAGTTTACGCTTTTGTTGCAAATAAAGAGTTAAGAATAAAAAGACTTTTTAGAAAAACCAACGGCGGCTTAAGAATTGTTAGTGATAATCCCGACAAAGAAACCTTTCCAGATGAGCACATTGAAAAGGAAGATTTAGATGCCATTCAAATTAAAGGTTTAGTACGCTGGAGATGCGGAGAAGTATAAAAATATAAAAAATTACATTATCAGCCTGATAAATAATCAGGCTTTTTTATTGCCTTAATAATCATACAATTATCAAAAATGATAAATTTATTTATCATTTGCTATTGCTAACTAAATTATCTTTTGATAATTTTATCTCGTAGACAACAAAAAAGCACACCGACCGCTAAATCTGATGTGCTTTTGCAAACTGCGAGATCAATTATGAACGTAAAAGTAAACTCATTCAACTCATTTGCATTTGTCAGCATGGCTGCACTTGCAATCTCTGGTGGTTCTTTAGTTGCTTGCCAATTGCAGCCAGCTTTCCAAACAAAAGAAGCTCCTTCTCTATTTACTCCAAAAACGCAACCAAGTACTTACGGGGTTTTAACCGCAAAAATCACAGGTAAACATTCTGGTGTTGCAGTCATCAAATTAGATAGCTTCCGTTTAAATGTGAGCTTTGATTTTGATGCTCATCCAGACAGCTACGGCGTTCCGGGTTCTGAATTCACCGCTGTCGATATTACCCAACTCACTGTGAATGAAATCACTGACATTAACGGTAAGTCATATAACGATTTCACAGAATTTGAAGACATCCGCAACATCAATGACCTTCTAAAAGGCTTCATCGAACGTAACAAGTTGGTGGAGGCTGAACATGTCTAATTTCAAAAAGCACCCTGACGGCTACAAGTCTTATTTGGGCCGTGATGATAAAGGTCTTTATTCCGTACGTATTAAGTGGGCTATCTATGCTGCAAACGCTAACGGCTCAGTACTTTACGAAATTAAAGATGGCGTTAAAAAGCCACTTAATGTTGAGCAATTTAAAGCTAAGGAACCAAAGATTTTCGCTTCTCTAATGCAAGTAATCGACTTCCAACGCAGAAAGCAGCTCGCTATAAAACTGCGTGAAACAAACATTCCTACTTATGACCGCAAAGCTTATAAAACTAAGCGCGGCTTCACTGGCTCAAGATAAGGATAATAAAATGGCTCTACCGATTATTACTGCTGACCAAACTTTATTGGTTCAAGCAATTATTGTGTACCTATACGCGGATCCGGGTTTAGGTAAATCATCGATGGGCTTTACTGCGGAAAAAGCAATTTCTTTTGACTTTGACCGTGGTGCTCACCGTACTGGTGAATTACGTCGAGGTGCGGTTGTACAGGTTCAACAATGGAGTGATGTTGCAAACCTTACTCCGCAGGACTTAGCACCATATAAAACCGTAGTCATTGATACCGTGGGTGCAATGCTTGAATGCATTAAAACCCACCTGTTACTTACGGCAAATAACCGTCAAAAAGATGGTTCTTTAAAGTTAAAGGCTCAAGGTTTAGCGAACCAAACGTTCAAGCAATACATCAATACTTTGATCAGTTTAGGTAAAGATGTTGTTTTCATTGCACACGCATCAGAAGATCAAAACGGTGATCAAATTATTTACCGCCCAGATCTAGGTGGTAAAAACCGTAACGAGCTTTACCGTATCGCAGATGTCATGGGTTATCTAACAACTGTTACTACTGGTGAAGGTAAAAATGCCCGCGTTATTAATTTCAAACCTTCGCCTACACATCATGCGAAAAACTCAGGTGCTTTAGGCGGTGAAACCGGTGAAGTATGGGTACCTGATCTTAAAGCACACCCTACTTTCTTGGCTGACCTGATTACTCAAGCTAAAGATCACATTAACACCTTAACGCCTGCACAACTTGCAGCAGCTAAAGCCCAAGAAGAGCTAGAAAACTGGAAACAAAGCTGTGAGGAAGCAGAGCATGCAGGTGACCTTAATCAATTAACTGAGTCGCTTGATAAAGAACACATGTATTACCAGAACATGCGCCAAGCAATGTTAATGAGAGCTAAAGCATTGAATTGCACGTTTGATAAGCAACGTGGCACTTGGATTAGTCCACCAGAATTTAACGGTATCTCAGATCAACAAAGAGATGAACTTCAAAACTTCATAGCTGAACGCGGCCTCGATGTAAAAACAGTTTGTGAGCACTTAGGTATCGATGCCCTTATTCAAATTGAAGCAGCAAAACTTAAGGCAGTTAAACAAGACATTGAAACATTAGCTAAAACGGGGATGACAGCATGAATAATCTAATCACTGCAGCTGAAGCATTTGCAGCTCTTCAAAAAGGTAAAACTGTTCTTTGTCGTCCTATTGGAGACATGTTGGACTTTTCTGACTTAGATCAGTTCCCTGCTTCTGTGTTTGGTAAACCGGATTTTGAATTCTGCATCAAAATCGAAACTATTGAACTGGCTGGCATTACATTCACAAAACCATTGACTATTGATGAATATGAAGAAGGACAGGATGTTTTTGTAATTACTACATATTCGCCTTCTATTTACGTCGTGAATTTTAAAACCACCGCATTAATTGAATCTATTAATAGTGGTTTTGTTCAACGTGATGCAGAAAATGCCAAGCTTCAATTAAAAGCACTATCTAAAGCGTTAGGTTTTGAAGTTAGTGACGATTTTAGTGTTATTCGTCTTGGTGAGGAACCTAAAAAACAGAGAGGCAAAAAATCAAAAGCTGAAAAGCCTAGTGAAGTTATTTCTGCAGAAACTCAACCAACAATTGTTATTACCGAACAAACAAATGTCATCACATCTGAAGATCTGTTAGTTCCAGAAACTAACGAGCCTAAAGTAGATCCTGAATATCAGAAGGCATTAGATGCTCTTCTACAGCGTGTAAAAGAGTCAAAAACACCTGCAGAAGTAAATGCGGTTTATCGTTATACCCGTACATGGGATGACGAACAAATGAAGCCTATCCTTCTCGCCACTCACAAACGTCTTGAAGAGCTAGAAAAAGAAAAGGCATCTGCTAATGAGCCACCCTCTTTAATGGTTCAAATCCAAACTGCACCAGACCTTACAACGCTAGATGCTTTGGAAATAGACGTGGCTGCACGAGATCCGCAGATTCAACCGAAGCTAATGGGGTATGTGAGAAAACGCCGCTATGAATTAGAAAATCCAGCAGTTTCTCAACCAGAAGCAGAGCCTGATTATCTATTAGTGGATGGCTTCTAATATGAAAGATCAGTACAAGAAAGTAAGCCAAAAACACATGCTTGGTTTTATGTACTACTTGCAATTGCTGGGCTATGTAATAGTCCGGCAAGGCATGGATCAAGCAATGTTTCTAACCAAACATTATGCGGTACCAGTCGCTTGGCGCCGCATAACGATCGACTACAACAACCGTTTAAATAAACCAGCACAACAACTTTATAAAGAGTTTGTTGAGTGGACTAAAGAAGAATATGCAGAGATGGTGGCTTAAATGACAGGTAATGAACGTATCCCTTTTGAATCACAATTCAAAACTACAGAAATTTTTAAACGTGAAAGTGCTATTCGTAAAAATGACATCCTAGCATTCAGTGAAACAATGAATGGCTATTTCAATATTGTAACTAATGATGCTTGGCAGTTATGGAATAAAGCCAAAGCTCAGGCGGTGCCAGAGAAAAAGATTTACTTAACCTGCGAACAATTATATGCAGCAGCAAACTTTGGTGCACCAAACAAAGATCCAGAGCTTTTAGAAACTGAATTAACAATTGCTTGGTTTGATGAAGCTCATAGCGGCAGTGGTTACTACGTTTATATAAGTGAGTATCCAGAAGAAGGTGCAATGAAGTTGGAAAGCGAATCGGGAGCTGAAAAATGAAAATGAACGCACCAATTAAACTTGAAATGAAAGTTTATGCAGTTAATAAAGATGGGCAACAAGCAATTGTTACTATGTCACTCCCTCTTGGTCAGTACCCAACGCGTTCAACACTTGAAAAGATATTTAAGGATGCTGAAGGCCACTTGCCAGATGATTTTCGCGTGATGAATAAATCTGAGTTTTTTAACGCATACCTTCAAGAAGAGTACGGGACAACTGAAAAATTCGCTACACCTGGTTCTCGTGAATTTACTGATGATGTTATTGAAATGGATGAATCGGGAGCTGAGGGATGAGTGAAGTAAACCAACGTTTCGAGCAAGTCTTCAAAGTTTCTATGGATGAAATGAACAAAGTAAATATCGATGTTTATGGCATTGCAATGGCAACTATTATGAAGCCTGCTTTAGTAACCATGAAGCCAATCTTTCAGCTTATTTATGAAAAAGGTGTGAAAGATGGTAAAGCGGAAAGTAAGGAGGGGTAAATGGGACAAATAGTTAAAATAGAGGCTAGCATTCTAGAAAAGATTGTTGCTGTAGCTGAACGTATTGCTCAGTCAAAAGAAGAACGCCGAGTTGGTCGTGAAGAATTTGCACACATGCTCAATATCGAACCTGAAACTCTAGACGCTCGGATTCGTGAAGGCAGATACCAAAGGCCATACAAGGATGGGCGAAAAAGTTTTTGGTTATTGTCCTACGTGCAATCTGTCGTTACAGACACAAAAGAATCTGGTAAAGTAGCCACCTATTGAGGTGGCTTTATTTTATACAATGAGATAGGTACTTTTTCAATATTGAGTACCAAATTGAGTATCAAAATCACCCCAAAATAAAATCCCTTTATATATTAGTGAGTTGAATCTAAAATGCTTCTAATGATCGACAATTACGACTCTTTTACCTACAACATCGTCCAATACTTTGGCGAGTTGAATCAGGAAGTAAAAGTAGTTCGCAATGATCAAGTCACATTAGAGGATATTGAACGATGGCAACCTAAATATCTGGTTATTGGTCCTGGTCCTTGCTCTCCAAGTGAAGCGGGTATTTCCATTCCTGCAATTAATCGCTTTGCCGGAAAAATTCCTTTGCTTGGCGTGTGTTTAGGGCATCAAAGTATTGGGCAAGCTTTTGGCGGAAATATTGTAAGAGCCAAAACGGTTATGCATGGACGTTTATCTGATATGTACCATAGCAATAAAGGTATTTTCAGTAATCTTCCTAGCCCATTCTCGGCAACTCGTTATCATTCATTAGTCATTGATCAAGAAACACTACCTGACTGCCTTGAAGTAACATGCTGGACCAATGAAGCAGATGGCTCAATGGAAGAAATTATGGGTGTTAAACATAAGACACTTCCTGTTGAAGGCGTGCAATTCCATCCGGAATCTATTTTGAGCCAACATGGCCATCAAATCTTTAAAAACTTTTTAGAGATCTACGCATAA